ACCAGACAGTTACAGTAACTGGATCTCATGGTTTGACTCAAACTGTTGATAATACAATCACCGATTCTGGAGATGATAGCAATTCTGCATATACTACTGGTGATTGTGCCGATGTCCAACAGACTATTGATAACCTCATTGATATTCTTACTGATACATTAACAAACGCAAATCTTGGCACTCCTGTAGATCATCTTGCTACCGTTACCAGAGTAACACCAGCGTATGAATTCCTAGGTGCTACTGCAGATGCTACCTATGAAATTCCATTCACTATCTCTGATGTTGAATCCACTGAAAATATTGTATACACCAATAGAATTGACACTTCTTCTAGAAATAGATTCTTTGATGCAGCAAATCTCATCAGATTGAATAGATCTGCAATTGTTGATAAGGCAGCATACGATCTAATTGAAAGATATCCATCTTTGGCACTCTCAATGCCAAGAAATACAGATGGTAGTGGCAGTGGCACACTAAGATGTAAGACTGATCTTGGATTAATTCTCGATAATCTTGTGAAAGATATTGAAGTTGGTGGTAATTTCAATACTATTACCGCAATCAAGTCCTACTTGGGTCAAAATGATGAGATTATTCATATTAGATTGCAACTTCTCCAGTCCTTGTATGCACATACAAGACTCGGGTACTACATGAAGCAAGCAATCACTGGTGATCTTGACAGCACCAATACTGATGCGCTTATTGTTGGTGACTGGGGCATTACGAATGATCCTGGTGGATGTGCAAATGTCCAAACAGCAATTGATACACTAATTGATCTTGCCAATGATACATTGGCACCTACAGGGCAGCGTTTCCGTGATGCTGGCGATCTACTATTCTTCAATAAAGATTACATTGCTGATGAAGCAGTCAATATCTTAGACAATGATTTCACATACACTCTTAATGGTGTTGATTATCAAGGATTCTCATATCCTGATGGCACCAATGGCAGAGATAGATGTAAAGTTGATATTAAACTGTTGATTGATAGTGTAATTAGTGACTTGCAGACTGGTGGCAATAGCAATACTGTTAGGGCATCTGAATTCTATATCAGCAGTAGCAATGGGATTGAGTTTGTTGAAGATCAATTGTTAGCAACCATTTATGCATTTGAGCAGGTTAGATTCTTAGGCAAGAAAGCAATCAACAATCTTCTCTATGATGAAGGTGAGGCAGTAACTGGTGACCAATACGCAGCACTATATACTGAAGAGACTGCATATCGTGATGCTACAATCACAGATTCAAATGGAGACTCTACATATACAGATGCAGATTGTGCAAACGTTATTAGTGCCTTTGAAACTCTTATTGACCTAATCATTGACACATTAACTCCCGCTGGTGAATCTGGAAGATCTGCTGGTAGAGTCGTACTCTTTAATAAGAATTACTATGAAGAAGAGTTGACTCAAATAGTTAACTCTCAGTGGGGATCTGGATCTTGGGTCTATGATGACTTCTTAGATTCTGTAGTTGACAATGTAATTCATGATTACTTGATTACCGATGTTTCTTCTGATAATACACAAGTTGCAAGAAGAATTACTCTTCAGAGAGAAGGTGTTATTGATCAGATTAACTTTACTGCAGGATCTGATTATCAGACCGCTCCCACGGTGACTATTGATGCTCCTGGAGTTGGTGGAGTCCAAGCAACTGCAGAAGCAGTACTCAATAAGGACCCACTTCTAACTGGATTTACTATCAATACAACTGGATCTGGATATACTGCACCACCAATCATCGGATTTAGTGGTGGCACTGGATTTACTGATCATGGCGCTACAGCAACATTAAGTGCTGGTGGTGTAAGTGCAATCCAATATGATGGACTTACATATAGACTTGCTACTGGATATTCATTCAGTCTACAACTGGGCAGCGGTGTCTCTATCGTTGCTAACGGCGCTGGCACAGGATCTAGTGGTGGATTTAACGTCGGCACTTCATATGCTTTCTTTGGTGCCCAAACTGGATCTGATAGATTCGCATCTCTTGGTGCGGGTGTTGATACAACAGATGTCGATGTTATTAGAGTTTATGCTATTGCAGGTAGTGGTAGTAATGGTGGAGATGCTCCAGATAATAATGAAAACCTAGTCCTTCAGTATTCTACTGATGGTATGACTTGGTTTGATATTGAGACCCTTATCTATGGAGGAACGGTCAATGGTGGTGCTAGAAACAGTACAAACTTCACCACACTTCAACCAATTGATGTAACTCTATTATCTCAACATAAAAATTCTACAACCTACTTCAGAGTATTCCAAAATGGATTTAATACTCCAACATTTGACCAGTATGGTGTAACCAAGATTTGCTTCTTGAATAACCAAAAGGTATTTGATGGCACATCATTGACATTCGCTGATAGTGATGCTCAATCTGGTGCAACAGTTGCACCATCAGTCTCAATTAATACTGATGCATTCATTTCAGCGATCAATATCACAAATGCTGGTAGTGGATATAATCCTACCAGTCCTCCTTCTGGCACACTTTCTGGTGGATTGCCAATTACTGCAGGCACCATTACTAATATTACTGCAGTCCTTGATACGACCAGATTTACAGAAGGTCAAACCGTTGTATCTTCTGGTGGTGGCACTGCTTTAGTCTTAGAGGATACGGGCAATGCATTATTCATTGGTCCAATTACGGGCACGGTATTTGCTGATGGCGATACATTAACTCAGTCCACTGTTACAGCAACAATTCCTGTCGGTGGAGTTGGATCAACATTTGATTGGTATACTGACGTTGCTAATGTTGAAACACTAGCAGCACTTAGGACTATTGAGTCTACAATCTCAGGACAAATTGCTTCAACAAACCTCTTTACCAACTCTGAGGATCTGACGGTAAACTGGACTGGTGTCAATTCCACAATTTCTGCCGATGAGGATCTTTCTCCAGATAATCAAGTTACAGCAGATAAAATCTTAGATGATACTACAGCAAGTAACTTCCACTATGTTTATAGGGATTATCAAGTTTCTGCTTTTGAAACATATGATGGCGATGCAATTACATATGACTCTGACACCACAACCTTTGATGAGGGCACCACAGACATCAGTCAGACGTATACTTATTCAGTATTCCTGAAGGCTGGTGAATTAGATAAAGTTAGATTTGAATATGCTCTTGATCCAACAGGTAGCAACACCAGAGCATTCTTCGATCTAGATCTATCGACAGGGGTTTCTGCTGCAATATTTGTTGATGATGGTCTTACGGTTGATGATCATGGTGCTGTGCCCATTGGCGGTGGTTGGTATAGAGTTTATATCACAGCAACATTCTCCTTCGGATTTGCTACAGTTAGAAGTCTAATTCGTTTGAGAGATACTAATGGAGCACAGGTCTTTACTGGCACTGGTGCCCGTGGAGTTTTTGCCTGGGGTCAGAAATTTGCTAAGGGTACGTTGGATCCTTATCAAGCAATTTCTGGAGATATCTTCTACTCCGATGTTGATTACAATATCAAGAATTATATTCTCGATAGTCTAGAAAATTATCTTGAGGGAGCCCTTGATCAAAATCTAACATCTCCATCTCCCGAAGCATCTTTCTACGCATATACCAATGCAACACTCGCTTCAAACTACACAACTGACCCTGCCCTAAGAGCATTCAGATATACTCTGAATCTCTATAGAGAGCAGTTAAAAGATACTAACTATTATACAAATATTCCTTCGGTTAGTGGTCTTGTTGCTGCAACTAAAACTTATGGCACTAGAAATATTCCAATTCCTCTTGGTGGTGGTATTTCTCAGGCAGACTTCTTCTATGCTCTTTCGAGCAATGCATATGCAGAAGTGCAGTCCGTAAGTGAAAACAGCGGAAAGGTCGTTAAGTCTTACAAGAGATTTAGAATCGATGGTGATATTACTGATGGACCATTCACTATGAATGAGACCGTCCAGAAACAGGGCGATAATACTGTCACTGGTGTTGTTTATGGATTCTTTGAAGATGAAAACTTCAAGTATCTCGATGTTGAAGTTACTGCAGGCACATGGGCATTATTAGATACTATCGAAGGATCTGAAAATGGCACTACCGCACAATTAAATGCAATTGAAAATAGAGTCCAAGTTATCGATCTTCTTGGTAATTTTGATAATGGTGTTGAATTTGTTGGATATACCTCTGGATCCACTTGCGATGTTTCTGACTTCCTTAGGAATGAAGCTGCAGTATTGACAAATACTGGAGGTAGATTGACAGTTGACACAGAAACTTTAACGGGATCCTTTGAAAAGACTTCTGTAATTTATCCAGAAAATTCTAGAGAGTATATTGATGTCTTACGCACGGCAGGACTAGATGCCGCAGTTGGATCTAGACTTAACTCTGATGGATACATCAGATTGGGTATTAGTATTACTAACTCTTTGAATACATTCACTGTTGGTAACAGACTTTATAAGTTGATTGGTGGATCTGTTGCAGACCAAAATAACTATGGAATTATTACAGAAATTGATCTAGCGAATAACTTTATTTACATTAGTCCTGTCAATGGCACTTTGGGTAATGGTGATGATGTTGGTGATTTTGGCGCAGTTGATTATCCTCTTGGTAGAGCAACAATTACTACCAAGGTAACCGTCGCAGGCGCTGCTAGTGCGATTATTCAAGATATCAAACCACAAGGTGTCTATAATAGACTATTCTTAGCGAATACTATCGGGACATTCACTGGTAGAGATACTGTTATTTCTGAAGATGGATATACGGCTGCAGTTATTAGTTTGGTTGATATTGTCGGTAGAGTTAGAAGATCCTTCAGAGGATTTGATGGCACTCAAACAACATTCAAACTAACCACAAATAATGGTGACCCATACTTCCCAGATCCTGCTGGACATATCATGGTATTTGTAAATGGTATTCTCCAACCTCCTGGAGCATCAAACGCATATACAGCATTCTCGGATGAAATTGCGTTTACTGAGCCACCTACACTTGGGTCTTCATTCAATGGATTCTATGTTGGTAAGATGAGACAGTTGGATGATATTTCATTCGACTTTGACTCACTAAGACAATCTTTCAACTTGAAGCGTAATGGTGTCTTCTACTCTCTCACACTAACAGAGGGTGTCCAGTCAAGCACAATTAGACCAGAAAATAATATCATTGTTTCTCTCAATGGTGTTATTCAGGAACCTGGCGTTGGTTTCGAGTTGGTTGGATCTAGAATCATCTTCTCTGAAATTCCTCGCGTAGGATCAACATTTGTTGCATTCTCATACATTGGATCTGAAGCAGACGTTGATGCTGCTGAGGTTGTCCCACCAATCGAACCTGGAGATTTCATTGATATTCAGGGTGAAACTGAGGATCGTGAAGTTGCTGTTATTGAATCTTCAAATTCTCTTATCACCTTTGATTATCTCGGGTCTGTGTTTGGTAATGGTGCTGTCGGTCAGGCAACGCTTCTCAATGGATCTTTAGAAAATGTTAGTGTAACTGCTCCTGGATCTGGATATTCATCCAGACCAAACGTACGCGTTGATTCTATTAGTGGATTTGGCGCAGAAATTAAAGCTCTAGTGGGTGTTGCAGGAGTCAATGTTGGTGCATCTGGATCTGGATATGTCCAACCAAATATTATTGTTGAAACTGAGGTTCCAGACGATTGGACTCCACCAAATTTAGCAGATTATGGTGAAGAAGTTATTGATCCAGAGATCCTATAAATAACTAAAAATCAAAACAGTCGCTGTTAATTAGATGTCTAAGCAAACTATCGGTATTGGCACTGTTGCCAATGACAACACGGGGGACACCCTCCGTGTTGGGGCAGATAAAGTAAATGATAATTTTACCGAGTTGTATAATGCTCTCGGTAATGGCACTAATCTTCAGATTGGTGTTTCTAATGCTGCTAATGGGCAAGTATTGCGTTATAATGGGACCTCATTTATTGCTTCCGATTATACATCGCTTACTGCAGCACTAGATGTAAATGGCAATTCAATAATCTCATCCTCAAATGGAAATATTGTCATTGCACCAAACGGCACTGGTGACATCTCTATGTCTGCTGGAAGTGTAACAGCAATTTTTGACGGGTCTACTGGAGAAATTGATGCTCCAACTAAAATAAAGTATAAGAATGAATATGTTGCTTTAGGTAATGCACCTGCTGCAGCAGACTATCCTGGATATTTTTACACTGTTGATGGTGATGATAGTCCATATGTAAATATCAATATTACTGCTGGCGGAGTTGGAGACGCAAGGGTAAAACTTCTGACAGAATACACAAATATCGGTGATCTCGCTGATATTGATGTTACGACTGCTGCTCCTACAAATAACCAAGTATTAAAGTGGAATGGCACTAATTGGGTGCCTGGTGATGATAATGCGGGTGTATCTTCTATCAATGTGTTTGAATCTATTGCTGCAGATACGGGCACCGCAACAGCGAATAGTCAAACTGATACCCTCACAATTGCTGGAGGCACAAATATCACAACATCTATTGTTGGTGATACATTAACTGTTGACTTTAGTGGGACTATTACAACCACTTTTGCTGCCTTAACCGATACTGATGTTACTGGTATTGTGCAGGGAGATTCTTTGTATTGGAATGGCACTGATTGGGTAGTAACTCGCAGTCCAATGACTTGGTGGGAATTAAATGCTAGTGGATCAGATCATTATACTATTAATGGTCCTGGATTTGCTTCTCCTACCAATGATCCAACATTATATGTGCATCGGGGATTTACCTATGCATTCGATAATAGTGTCCAAGGTGGATCTCACCCATTCCGTATTCAATCCACACAGGGTTTGTCTGGCACACCATATACTGCTGGACAAAGTGGCAGTGGCAGTAGCATCCTTTATTGGACTGTGCCTATGGATGCACCATCAACACTATATTATCAGTGTACTATCCATGCACTTATGAATGGACAGATTAACGTTGTAAGCTGATAAATGACAAGAGAAATTCCTGGATCTGGCGCTGTAATCGAGCCAATCTTCAATAACGAATTTGGTGTAAGAGCAGTAAAAGTTTTGGATGGAGGAGAGGGTTATACCTCTATAGATCCACCAAGACTTGTTGTTACTGGATGTGGCATTCCATCCGTAGAAGCACTTTTGTACCCAATTATTGATGATGATTCTGGTAAAATTGTCCATGTTAGAGTCTTAGATTCTGGTAGGGGATATGATCCATTAAGACTTAGCATTACTCCAAAACAAGATACTCCAGACGTAGTTACCTCTTTTGATATTAATAGAGTCTGGCAAAGTAATCCAAATTCAAGCACGACAGGAAATTTTTTAATTCAAAGTGGAAATTTAACTGATAGATTAAGAGTCCTATCTGATAATGATCCAAAACCTGCAGATTTACCAAATGAAAGGACTGCAGATGGAGGTCTTACAACTGATAATGCCTTCGATCGCACATTCATTTATAGAGGAGGAAAAGATGTTCCTGCTCCTGATGCTCGTCCAGATGAATTAAATAAATCTACTGCCATCATGGCTAATGGTGCGCTTTTACATACACCAGACTGGGGTCAAGCGGGTGGCGCTCCAGTTGGATTTAGTATTGATACAGTAAAGAATCCTTTTGTTAGAGGACTTGACCAATTTGATGGTTATATTGATGGTAATACTTACTATTATCACTCAAGCAAGGTAATAGATCATTTTTCAAGAAAAAATAGCGTATTTGAAAATGGTCTACAGAGACCATTTGTTTGGCGAATCAAAGTAGAATTTGATAATATAATGTTGACCGTCAATCAAGTTGACGAAACTCTTGGTGATATTGAGGTTGGAAGAAGAATTGAAGTAATTGGTAGGACTAATAGTAATGGTGAAGTAGCAAAAGTTGTTAGGACAAATGGTGTTGTAACTAGGGTTTATGTAAGATCAACTCAAAATAGTTTTCTTGAAGATGATCGCATTCTTGGTGCTAATGGATTTTCTTTCACCGTTGCTGAAGATCCAATTGTATTTTCCAATGGAATCTTTTATATTGACTTTGGAGATGATGCTGAAGAGTTTGGCAATTTTATACCAAATCAATATTACTTTGCTCCACAAAATATCCAAGTCCCTAGAAATTATTTGATTATCTGGGATCAATCTGATGCTTCTAATAGACCAACAGATATCCACACTCTTGGTCACCCCATGAATTTCAGCACCACTGCTGATGGACACTTGAATGGTGGTGAATTGTATTATGATACTGATGAATTGGTGCCTGCTCCAGCAGCAGACTATGAAAATGAATTCCAACCACTGTTTTTAATGAATAGTGGTGAGACGGATAGAATTTATTATTACTGCAAATATCATCGCTACATGTCTGGTTATGAGGGCGATGAAGGTTATATGACATTATCTCCAGTTGTAGATAATGATCCACTGCCCAATAATTACTACATTGGTGAATATTACAGAGGTCGTGTTACAATTGGTGCTGATGACTTAAGTCAATATAACCCCGAGTTGTATAGGACTGTAATTGTTGATGGAGGCACTGGCACTGGATCTACAGGTGGTTTCAACATCGGAAGACACGTTAGATTTGGTAATGTCTCTGGTGGTAATAGACACGTTAGACTTACCCTAGATTTAACCGATGTATCCACACTTGATCTTGAAGTTATCCGAGGAAATGGATCTAACGGTGGTGAGCAACCTGATTTTGGAGAAGATCTTAGAATTTTCTTCTCAGGCACTGTTTATGGATCTAGTGTTGTTGCAAGATATTTTGATTCTAGTTTTCTAAATCTTAGAAGTGTAACTGTAAGTATTCCTCCTGATGTCAGAAGAGCAAATCAAGTAGTTTATATTTACCAAGCAAATAGTAGTGGATTTCAGTTTGATCACTACGGTCTGAAATCAATTACTTATGGTGCTGGTGATTCTGACTACTCACGTCATCCAGACGGTCACTCCAAGATTATTGGAATGTCTTTTGATGGTTACCCAATCTACGGACCTTATGGGTATAATTCTTCTGGATCTGTAGTAAAGATGACACCATCTTATAGACTTAAGGTTGGTGATGAAATTGATGGTGCTAGACCAAAGATCACAGAAGCAGGCACTGTTACATATACAGCAACAGTATCTAATGGCAATCTATTAATAGATGGTAGTGATGTTACATTTTTAAATCTTGATAGAGGTAAGACATATGTCTTCAATCAAGATGATTCTAGTAATGATAATGAATTTATATTCATCTCTGAGACGGAAAACGGTTGGCATAACGGATCTCCACCAAATATTGGGAATACCGCTACATTGTATTCTACTGGAGTTGAATATTACTTAGATGGTGTTGCGGTTTCATATGAAACATACATAGGTCAGTTTAATGAAGCAACATCAAGAGAAATTAGATTTACTCCAAGAGTAGATTCTCCAAGACTGTTGTACATTTTTACATATACAACATCAAATACTGGATTTAGAATTGTCCAGGATGGTTACCTTAATGGCGATTTGGTAAATGATTATATCTATGATTCTACTTTAGGTGGTATTCTTGATGAATATAATGGTAAATTTGGAGTTACTCCTGAATACCCAAATGGCACATATGCCTATTTTATGACAACGGATGAGAATGATGATCCAGTCTATCCATATGCAATTGGTAAATCTTTTTATGGCACTCCAGTTTTTGAAGATACTATTGTTCCTTTAGTACCACCAGCATCTCCATCTGGTGCTTCTGGAAAAATTATCTTGAATGATCAAGGTGGTATTGATTATATTCAAATGAAATCAAGTGGAGATGGATATTTTGGTGAAGCTACAGCACAAATTCTTGGTGGTGAAGGATCTGGAGCAACTGTAACACCAGTTGTCCAAAGTATCACTGGTCTATCTTTGACAAATCCAGGACAAAATTATGCAACTCCACCAACTCTAATTTTTGAGGGTGGCGGTGGACAGGGTGCTCGTGGTAGAGCTGATATTGATAAGAATGGCATTGTCCAGAGTATTTCTATTGTCGATCCAGGAGAATTCTATCAAGAACCACCATACATTTTAATTACTGGTGGTGGTGGTATTGGTGCAAAAGCTGTTGCAACTGTTGATCAGGGTCAAGTTACGGGAATTACAGTTACTAATCCTGGCCGAGGTTATACTTCTGCACCAAATATCGTATTTACTAAATTAGTAAATCTGAAGAGAAAAGTTAATGCTAGACAATCATACAATTCAAATACATTCAACGTAACAGGATTGTTGAAACCTCTGACTGCATCAGACACAACAATTTACGTCGATAATACAGATGCTTTTGCTGGATCTGGAAGTCTAATTATCAATAATGAAATTGTAAATTATTCTGCAAAAGATAGAGAAAGATTTACAGGTGTTACCCGAGGCACTAACTTTAATTATGATCAAAGAGTTGTTTTGGATACATCTCAGAATGATGGTAATGGAATATCGGGTTATGAGTTTAATGTTGGTGATCGTGTTATTAGAAGAGTTGAGAATGCGAATAATAAAATCGCAAAAGTTTATGACTGGAATAATAGCACAAGAGAATTATTTGTAGTATTTGAAGTTGATGAGTTAGCATTTATTGATGGTGGCATACCTACTACGGAAGATGCAGTTGTCCAGTTTGATGCTGGTTTGTACAATAGTAGTGTATCTGGAGAGATTCCACATAATGTTTTGGTGGAGAATGGTAGCAATATTACATTACTAACAAATCCCATTGCTGTCTTAGAGAATAGAGTTTTGGAAGATCTCATTGGAGATATTGATGATGATGGAAATCCAATTGGTGATGGAATTCCAGATCTAATTAACACGGGCACTGATTTTGAAAATCAAATTAGTTTGGATGGTGGAATTTACAACTCTCTTTATGGTATTGAAGAAACTCAGGGTGGTCAGAATACTACATTATTCCAAGTTGGTGATAGCATCAAAGATGCATCTTTACCCTTTAAATATGCTTCAATTATCGAAGCAGGTGGTCTGAGCGAGGGTCAACCACAGTCCGCAGTGGTAACAATTTATGTTGATGGTAATGATACTAATGGACTCAACTTTACTGTTAATGAAACAATTACTGGTGATGTTTCTGGCGTAACCGCAAGTGTTGTTTCTTGGAATCCAACTGACGGCATATTGATTGTTTCTGATGTAACACCATATAATACTGGAAATATTAATATTGGTGTTGCTGGATATCTATATAAATTCTCTGAAAAGAGCACCATTGTTGATTTTATCATTCAAGATCCAGGTACAAACTATTCTGCAACTCCAACATTGACAATTGAAAATATTGGAGATATTCAGGCTAGTGTTTCCGTTAACATGACTGCTGCAGGAGATCAAATCGAATCTGTCAGCATTACTAATGGTGGATATGGATATGAGCAAAGTGTTGATACTTCTTATGTTTTACACCCAACAATTGATGTGGTAAATGATCCTGGTGATACTGATGGATCTGGTGCAGTAATTCAGGCAGTTTTGGGTGGTGAGAGAATCAATGGTACTGGCGGTGCTTACTATCGTATCAAGAAAGTTGAGTATCAAACTCAGATTAGATCTGAATAACATTCATAAATAAACAAGAGGACTAAATAACCCCCCCATTATTTGACAAATGGCAGCTTTACTTACTGATCAATTTAGAATCTTCTCGTCGAAGAAGT